GTTTGTGCAGTCTGAGCTAATGATGATTGTGTTATCGATATATCACCCACGCCGGTTAGACTAGTTGTACCAGTTATTTCTGCCGTCATATTGCCAGTAACTGTTGCTGTCATATTGCCAGTGATAGTTGACTCAGAGTTACCTTTTACATCTGCAACCATATCGCCACCAACTTGTGTAGTTAGATCTTTTGCTACTAAAATATTCGCATCACCACGCACATAAATTCTAACATTACCTTTAACTTCAAGTGTATCATTGCCACATACCAATGTATAATTATCTCTTACAATTCTTTCATTCTTTGAACCATTGGGTTGGATCTCATATTGAGTACCACTCTTATGTCTTTCCACAATACGTTCTGCACCAGGAGTGTCATCATACTCTTTAACATGTCCACTCTCTGTTTCCATAACATTATTAAATGGATAGACAGGTGCGTATCCGCTAGCTGGTTCATATGTACCTTTAGGATCACGTGCATTTGGATCTGCTTCAGCTCTTACTCTAACATTGTTATCATGTAGCCCAGCAGTCTTTGTAGGTAAAGTTCCTACACACACAAACTCTTGTAACATATTATCTTCAAAGAAGCCAAACACTAATGTACCAATTAATAAATTTACTGAAGAACCTATACCACTTTTAGCAGGTACATTTGCTGGCATTGCAATATTTGACCAGCCAAGATCGTTTGTAGATATATTATCGTGAACGTGAAATACTTTTACTTTAGCTCTTCCAAGCTTTAAAGGATCTTCTATATCTTTTACTATTCCAAAATACATTATGCATACTCTCTTATTAATGTCATACGTTGTTTATAATCATATGACTTACCGTTATATGTCAGGACATGATTAATATCAGAAATTATATAAGGTCCATCTGATATTGATTCACTATTTTCTTGTTTACCCAATTCAACTTCTATAGTCATGCCACATCCAATATTAGGTATTGGCACTATATCCTCAACACTTAATCTTGTATGGTGTACACGTGCAATCTGATTTACTGCCATACTGCTTTGAGGATCATTAACCGTAGCAAATATATTCTTCTCAGTATTATATAAATTATTAGATGATTTATATACAGTTCGCACAATACCAACATCTTCGGTTGCTTCATTTTTTATAACATCAGTTTCGTCAAGACTAACTGAATGAATTTTATTTCCGAAATCTCCAGCAGCAATTTTATCAGTGAAGTTTCTTTTATATTCTAGAACATTAAACTTATTTGATGTCCCTATATTGTCTATATTATCTCCAGCATCTTCATCATCATTACCTGTTAATTTACCAGAAATTACAAATGCATCCTTCTGGCTTTTCATAAAGTGATTATTAGACATTTGTGCCAAAGAACCCATTCTTGTTTTTCCATTATCATTGAGTCTTTGGTAGATATAAAAACCAGTACTATCAATATCCATTGCACCATCTACTACATTTCTTATAGCATCTCCAGCAGGAATATTTGGTACAATATATTTACCCGTAGTAACTGCTGCGCTATCTACATATAAGAGAGGTCCAACATCTAGATTTGCATCGTGAAATATGTTTGCAGCAATTTCATGACTTGTTCCTGAAAACGCTGCATTAATTGGAACTAATTTTAAGTTTTGTTCGATAAGCGTTATTAAATGTATATTGTAATCTTTACTACCTTTGTTTATCTTCATATTGCTGATACCATCAGCCTGGAACACATACTCAACTTCTATACCCATATAAATATAACTAATTGTGATAGGTACTAGTTCGTCAGTTGAACCAATAACCTTATCAAAGAAGTTAGTACCATCAAGAATATGAATACTTCCTTGTATATAACCTTCTATGCTTTCAAACAGCGTTACATCTTGGACTAAACCTGATATATCAGTGGCACCACCAGTAACTACAAGAGATTCTAATTCCATATTAACCCATTATTTTTATAAACTGTCTAGCGATACGACTTATGTATTGAGATTTAACTACTTTAATATTTCTGTTTTGGTCGGTAACAGCTTCTTCAAAATCAAGAAAGGTATAAGGTGTAGTTCCAGCAGTCCGCCTTGTTGTCCACTCTCCAGTTGAATCATCAGTATGATGATGAGGTGCATAAGCTTGTGACTTAATAAAGATACATGATACATTGTCTTGTGTATCAACACCACTTATAGTCTCACCAGTTTCAGCAAATGTACCGGTAGTTAATTCTATAACAAGATAACCCATATTTACATGGATCTCTTTAACTAAGCCTGTTGCTCCTGACACACCACCTACTACAGTCTCGCCAATTTTAAATTTATCATTTAGATCAGCATCGGTGTCAGCTGCAAGGTATTGATATTTTTGTGTACAATACTCTATTAATTGACCATACTTCATCGGCCAGTCATCCCATATATTTTTTATTTGTGGATTAAGTAACAAGAATGTCCAATGATAGACTTCAGTTCCATACAATCTCATAGAAAGTATATCAGGTCTTTCACCATCTTGAATTGTTACTGTTTCATAATGTGCAGCATTATTAGTTAACTCATCTGATACTAATGCTTTTGCTGTTAGATTTTTTAATACATCAAAATTACCTGACCCATCAACATCTATAACTGCATTACTTATATTTTTAAAATACATATTAGAATCCCCTCTCTACATCACCCTTAAATATAGGTGCTATTTCTTTAAGTGTTACAGCTAATCCTATTTCAACTGGTGCATTATTATGTTTAAAGAATGAAGTATTATTTGGATTGTATGAAACATTTACTGAATCGATAACAACAGCTGGCAATTGAATCATATCATTTGCTCCATGAAATGATACAACAACATGATCCGGAACATTGATTGTAAGATTATCTCTTTTTTCTGCGTGGGCTGCATATCTGAATTGTCTAATAATATCAGTTGCCTCAGTAGATTCTTCTGCACTGTCTGGTAAAAATGTAAAGTTAAACGAGAAGCTTCTCATTGGAGTATTTTGATAAGCCATATATTCATTAGGATTTAAAGCTTGACCGTGATGTCTTTGCATTTCATCACTAATTACACCACCAGCACCATAACCAAGAATTGAAGAAAGACCAACGTTACCTTTAGATAACCATTTAGTTATTTTACTTCCAGCAATTCTAGTATTTGTGGATTTACTAGCTGCATCTGCTAACCAACTTACACCACCAGCACCAGCAGCAATTGTAGTAGGATTAAACATTGTAGCATTATTAACTTTATCAGAGGTACCAAAATCTTCTAGCATAGCTGCAATTTGCCTTGACTCTTCACTATAGCCTACTGTATCATTTATCTGAATATCTGTAGGCATGTACATTGCTATTGAACCACCAAATACTCTTTTAGCTTTATCAAACATACTATCTTCTATACCGGAAGCTTCTATTAATGCTCTATTCTCTGCATGCATTATAAAATTCTTTTCTGCACCAGCTTCTATGTCATCGGCCGATTGTGGCGCGGTTGCATCCTTTGCATCATATATTTCTTTCTTTAATGCTGAAGAATTACGTCTAGTAAAAGCATTTTGATCTTGCCATTTAGACAGAGCTTTTTTCTTATCATCAGTCATTAGTCTCATAAATTCAAATACAACATATGGCTCAATAGCCTCATCATCAATACTAAGTTGGTTTCCATTTGCATCTATTGAAGATCGTACCATAGCATACTCACTAGAATCATGAGTATTAAAATTTATCTCTTCATTGAAATTCTCTGCTACTGTTGACGGATATTTAAAAGAAAATGGTTTTTCAGTTGTGAAAAATTTATTTTTTTTAATCTCTCGTGCTCTTCTTTTGTTTGCGTCTGCCGGGGTTTCGTCTGGTAATAACCCAGCTAAATTCATTGGATAGCCTTTAGTATTGTCTGCCATAATAGTTCCTTGGTTTGTATATTACTTATTTATAACGATTTGTATAAATAGTTGTATGAAAAAAACATATTCTGGATCATGGAGACCAACAAATATAGCAAAGTATAAAGGTAATGTAGATAATATACATTATAGATCTTTATGGGAGCGCAATGCATTTAGGTATTTAGATAAAGCATCATGGGTTAAGTGGTGGAATTCTGAAGAAACTGTTATAGGTTACGTATGTGCAACCGATAACAAGGCTCATAGATACTTTGTGGATCTTACTATACGAACAGATACAGGCCGTACTCTTTTAGTCGAGATCAAACCATCATCTCAAACCGTGCCACCTAAAAGAAAAAAGTTAACAGAGGCATTAACCTATATGAAGAATACTTCTAAGTGGAAGTATGCACGTAAGTTTTGTGAGGAACGTGGATATGAATTTCAAATATGGACTGAGAATGAATTAGAAGCAATGGGTATTAAAACTATGACTATGAGATTTAAAGCAAGTAAAACAAAGACTGGCAAAAGAATATGGAAATCTCTTAAGAAAAGAGTATAAATATAAGTATGGCAGAAGAAGATAGTGACGGTAAGTTAGAAATATCCCTACGTATATTAGGGAACGAAATAATAGGATTTAAAATGATGGTCGACGATTTTAAAATAAAATGGCTATTAGGAGGTATTGCTGCCATGGCTATCATAGCATATATTATGGTAGTGTTCGGACCACAATTAATGGAGACGTTTAATGGCTAGTCTATTTGACAAGTTAGAATCAGAAGCTTTTCGTAAAGGCATAACAGCAAGATCTAAAGAAGCAAACGTTTGGTTTGCTAAGAATGTGAAGAAGCTTGGGCCGTTAGGTAAGAGTGTGTTGAAGGATGAGAGATTAATAGCAAGACAAAGTGCCAAGGCTGGTGAAATGGTTATGTACACATATGATCCAAAGCTTAAAGCAACATTGCCTTACTATGATACATTCCCTTTGACTATTGTCGTGGGCCCAGCGAAAGATGGTTTCTATGGTATTAACTTACATTACTTACCACCTAAAGTTCGTGCAATCTTCTTAGACCATTTAAATGATGTAGCAACTAATCAAAAGTTTAATGATATGACTAAGTTTAGAATTACATATAACTTATTAAAAGCAACAAAGAACTATAAATACTTTAAACCGTGCTTTAAACATTATCTGACTAAGAAAGTATCTTCAAAGATAATGAAAGTTCCTTCGGCAGAATGGAGCATAGCAATTTTTTTACAAACAGCATCATTCAAGAAAGCTAGTGAAGGTGCTATATGGGCTGACTCAAGGAAACAATATTAATGAAGACTGCAATAGACGACATGAAAGCATTATTAGATCGCCGTGGTGGTATAGCACGAGGTAATAGATATTCAGTAATGATTAGCCATCCTTACCTTGCTCAAGTTCAACGGAATTCAGATACTGCAATTGATAATCACTGGGCAAGAAATGACCCTGGAAATGACAACCCTGCGGTTGGACGAATGGAAAAAAACGATAGTCCTATGAAGAATTTTATACAAGATGGTCAGGATACATATATGCTATGCACATCCGTATCACTTCCTGGAAAACGTATATCCACAACTGAAGCTTCCCACGATCATAACCTTGCAAAGAAGCCTTACTCAATGGCTACTGATGAAGTCACAATGAGCTTCTTATTAACAGGTGATTATTATATTAAAAAGTATTTTGATATGTGGATGAACATGATTGTAGATAGTACACACAATCATTATAAGACATTATATAAAAAAGAATATGTTGCTGATGTAGAAATAAGAGCCTTACAAGGAAATGAAGACGGTGTTGTTGGATATGGTAATCTATTAGAGAATGCATATCCTATACAAATGAGTCAAGTTGAATTGGGTAATACCAATGAAAGTTTAATGGAAGTAACTATTACATGGGAATATGATAACTGGCGATCTCTTGACATTGATAAAGGATTTAAGGCAGCAAGTGTTGAAGAAAAATGGACTCATCCTGGTAGAAGAGATTCTGGACCTAAGGGTAGTGGCCCAAGGAATGAAGAAGAACAAGATTGGACTGGACCAGGTGAAAGAACATCTGGTCAAGCTCCACCAATGTCAGGTGAAGAAACATA